CTGTGGCAATGGTTATAACAGACGCATCAGCGTCATTTTTTACTGTTATATCCGAAGTGCTTCCTTGACCCGTTAGAATAAGTCCTTCAGCAGCCGTATATCCCATTGCCGCGTTATCACTAGCAGCAGTATCGCTAGTCGCATTGACAGTGCCACCGCTAATATCGCTGGTCGTCGTGATCGCAACTGGAACGCCGTCGAAAAAATTAGTGAGTGTGATTTTCTTTGTCGCTGACGCGCTGTCATCGACAATAGCCAGCAGATCTGCCGCCGCCTGGGTTGAGAGAGCGGAGAGGTCTGAAATTTTTACATTAGCCATTTTTATTCCTGGATAAGAACGCTGTCGCCGTCCTCTGCTGCGAGGATGTCAACAGCATTTTCTAATAAAATTCCCATATACGGCATCGAGGGTCGAGTTGTGTTGCTCAACCACCCAATACCCATACGCCCAACGCCCTCGCCTTGAGGCATTCCGGTTGATCCTACGCTCATAGCCCACTCTGTAAGAGGCGAAATGTTGCGTGAGACGAGCCCGAAGCGGCAGTTATGTTTAGCCTGACTCCACGAATTGGAACGGTGATATTCCCAACGTTGGATGCCGTCTGGCCAGACACAGAATCCAGCCAAAGTGCCGAAACGTCTGCATCCTGTAAATCGTCCAACGTAAACTCAATGTCGTACGTCGAAGTGCCGTTTCCGCCCCTTTCTAGGGACCACGTAATTTGTGACGTGCCGTCGTGTACATTTAGGGGAACAGGCGTAAAGGCGGTAACCGCTGAGATAACGTGCCGTGATTGGTGAAATACCGGCATGGGTTACTCCTATTGCACGTAGACGATTGAGAGCTTCCCTGAAGCGGCAGAAGCTACGGCACCCGAAACTGCGGTGACTTGCGCCATAATTTTTGCGCCTGCGCCGGAAAGGTTATTCCAAGACGAGCCGGCTGACGTAAACGCGCCGTTTGCCAGGTGGTGCATACCGCCGGCAATATTCGTGTCGAGATTAAACTCTCCGAATAGCGTTTCGTTAGCTGATGTGCCAACACGCACCTTAACGTCTGCTGCCGCCGTTGCAAAAGCGGTATCGACAAAAAAGTAAATGTCCAATATGTCGCTACCGTCTGGAACAACAGCTACAGTCGCGTTGGCGGTACTCGTCTTGCCAAGATCGGCTTGCTGCACGAGTTGCACCTTACCTTGCGTGCCGGAATCACTTCCTGCGGTAAGTGCGCCATTAAAAATGGAGCCGCCGTTAAAGTCAGCGCCTTGTGCGAAGTGGGCAGAGCCAGAAGCGTCGATACGTGCTACCGTCGTTTCTGAAAAAGCCTTTTTAACTTTGACAGGGCCAGTAAATCTAGTCATTTTGTCTCCTTAGCCTAGCTCTGGTTTTTTGTCCTTCTTCGGGACGGGGGCACAAGGCCCCCTATCCCTCCGTCTAGGTCATTTAGTGAAATTACGCGCCGGGGGTGCCAAAAACACCGCGCGGATCAGACCATCCGCTTGAAAAGCGTTCAGTCGTCGCAAATTTCAGGTTTTGAGTATCGAACTCATTATCACGAACAAGTTCAGCGGCCCTGCGGGTAAACCACATAAGGCCATGGGGAACGTCCGTAATGATGAACCACGCATCCGTGTCAGTGAGATACGGGCTAACGATAAGATCCTGAAACAGACCCTTGGTCGTATTGGGATCATTATCAGCCGAACCCACAACGAGATCGGATTCGATAAGCTTCAGTGCCGTATGGTTCATGGCGGTTGGCACCACCAAACATTTAGGCATGACGCGAATCTTCAGGCTTTGCTCATCGACAAAATCCATGAGATCCTGAGTTCCGGTCTCAAGGCTGGTTTGGGACAAATCGGCAGCAGTATTAAGCTGATTTCGATAAGTCCCTCCTCCAACCAGAGAGTGAGATGCGTTACAGAGAGAAACGCCGTCAGCGCCCGTGTAAGAGGCGTTGAACGCGCGGTTCAAGTGGTTAAACGCGATTGTCTCCTTGGTCTGCCACAGGGAGCGCGACAGCATGGTGGGGATGTCGTTGATGAACGAATACATGTCATCTTCGTACATCTCCCTCGTTACTATCGAACCTAAAGCATACGTCGAATTGACGAATTCTTCCTGTGGGCCTTCGAAGGGGTCTTCGTAAGGAATCGAAGAACCTTCGTCTTTAACGGCGGCCAGACCCAGGCCGGTAACATTCTGCATCTTTTCAAAACGCTTATCGGAATCACGCATTTCGAAAATCTTGGCGTACAGAGCTTCGTAGTCGTTGTAGCTCTCTCCAAAAATGTCAGCGATACCAGGCCAGAGGAGCTCAGGAAAGGCACCTGTGCCTGTAGTCATATCCTATCTCCTTTAGTTGGTTACGCCAACACGAACATTGGCGCGCTTCCAGTCATGGTCCGAAATCAGAACTTCTATATCCTGATTCAAGGCGAACTCAGAACCGGCAACCCTATCGTTGCCAATAGCGCGTTCGTTTGGACCAATCGCAATAATACGGAAGCGGTGCCCCACCGAAGAAGCGGTGGCGTCCGCAAGACGCAGATGAAAGCCGGAAATACCGGCGGCTGAATTTGCCGAACCAGCCGTTGCGCGGCAGAACTGACCAATCATGGTCTGGGCTGCGGTAGCGTCGGAACTGATAAGGAAGGTGGTGTACGGGTCGTCCGCGACCTCAACAAAACCTGCCGTAGAAGCATCCAAAAACCCACCGCCCGAAGGCTTATCGTGAGTTAGGGGGCGGCCGTTAGAGTCCATAATTCCAACAACGACCCCTAGAATGCCCCGCTCAAGAGCGGAAACACCAGATGTGTCGATTACGCGAACATAGCCGTCATCACCCAATTCCACGGGATCGCCGCGAAAAATCGCTTTCGGGTTGTCCGATTTAACACTATAGCGGCGCGTGCCAATAACGGCGTGGCCGGTCATGTGTCTATACGGAACCAGTCCGCGAGGGTTATTACGTGCCATCTATTACTCCTATTCGATGACAAATTTATCTGTATCGTCAGTTCTGCGGGCAGGCCCAAGATCCTTCTTGGTCTGTTCATAAATCCCGCGTTCTTGACGATGGCTAATGCCTTCGAAATATTTGTCCCTTTCCTTGCCGACGTCTTCTGGCAAGGCCATCAGGACAAGCTCTCGGTGTCGCTTTGCTCCGTCAGACTTATGTTCATCGTCCACAAGCTCACCAGGCAGTCCCGTGACCCTATTCACGAACTGCCAACCTTCCGCCTCTTTCCGCTCGACATTTTCGGGCTCTTCGTTGCAGAAACGATAGCGGTAGCCGGTTTTTTTGTTTCGTACGTCTAGGGTTGACGCGGGACGCCAAGAGTCCCTTTTGTGGGGTTTGCTCATTAGGCCATTCCTAACTTCGTTTTCGATTGAAGGTATCGCTCTTCCGCCTCTTTGGCTGCAAGATGACTATATTGCCTACGCGCGACGTACTTTTCATCGTCGCTAAGTTTTGGCGATGATCCCCTCCTTGCAGGAACATTTGCATCCGGTGCTAAATTAGATGGAACACCGCGAGATGCTTGGTTTTGCTCAACCCCCATAAGGCGGTCAATTTCCTTCATTACCGCGCTTACGCCATAAATATTGGGGTCGTCTAAAACCCCAGCGCCAATGTTGGCCGCTTTAGAATGAAGTGGGTGGCTGGATTGCGTCCAAGGACGTTTTAAGCTCCCGTCTTCGTTAGCCTCGTTTGACCACTGCTGCATTGCGGCAGCGTCCTCTGGCGTAAATGCACTCTGCTGCTCAATTGGTTGCGCCCGCTGTCTACGCGGCTGCTCAGAAGGCTGCGTTTTCAGATCAAGTAGTGTATTATCGATTTCCGCCACCTTGGCGTAATCACCCTCCTCAAAAGCCTCAGCTTTCTGCTGGGTGAGGGAAGCGACTGCGTTGTCGGTCGAACGCTGTACGTCAGATGTCTCTAATTTTTCAAGACGATTCCGTAAATCGCGGTTCTCACTGATTAAAGGCTCGACCAAGCGTTCGTTCTGCTTCATGTTAGAATAAATGCGGTCAAATCTAGCCTTAACTTCAGGTGCCAGTGAATCAAAATCAATAAATTCGGTGCCTTTGGATTCTCCGTTGGATTCCGCCTGCGGGGATTCTTCGGCTGGGGCGTCTTCTGTCTGCTCTTCGCTCATCTTTGCTCCAAAAATAAAAAAACGCCGTAACCCAGTAGGGCACGGCGCTTAAATTGTTATTAATTACAGGTCTAGTCTACGACACAAAGAATGTCGTCTTGGTGTAACGGGTAAAAGTCGTTCCCATCCGGGTCTTTCATCCAATTCCCGGCGTGTGATTTAAACACGACTTGTTTCCCCACCAAATCCTTAACACAATCGTCACATTGAGGGCCAACGGACCTCACAACCCCATATGGCTGTGCATGTGCCTTGGCTGCGTCCTCTGGAATAATGATCGATTTGCTCTCTAGTTTTTGCCTCTCTAGAATGAGGTAGTCCCAAAAAGGTGTCACGCAAATGTCCTAATTAGTTGATCTATCGTTTCTGGCCGAGGTTTTCCCAAAACATCCTGCACATACTGTCTAACGACAGGCGTTAGCGGCACACCCGGCAATGCCTCCCCACTTTGGGGATCTCTGTAAACCTTGTCAACCAGTGATCTAAATATTTCAGTCCCCGGCTCTGTCCTATAGCGGGGATCTCCATAAAGAGCCTCTGTCGCCACCTTGCTAAGTTGTTGAAAATCTGTTCCAGGCAGGTTCATCCAAGAAGGCATATCTGCGGTAAACGGGGAGTATGGCGAAATGGCGGCGGGTTGCATTTGGGGTGCGAAAGCGCCCTCGTCATCGCCGGCCCATCCCATGGGGTCGTCATATGTGTACCCCCCCGCTGGCGTGAGGCCGCCAGGAATTGTGTCCATCAGAGCCATAAGCGCGCCACCGGGGAGAGCGGCATACATCGCCGCCGCAGCCGGGGTTAGGCCCTGTCCAGATTCATAATAAAGCCCCGGACGGCCCATGGCGTCCGTTGTAGTCACTGGACCCGTGTAGGTATAGGCACCTGGGTCGAACTCATCAGGCGAATAGGCCGGCTCATCCACCTCAACATTAGCGCCAGGCTCACTGACATCAAATTCCTCGCCAGCCTGAACACCGCCGTCGTTCGAATCGTCGAAGCCTGGGTCATCAGAAAAGCCGCCCCACCAGTAGGAGTCAATGCCCGTCATGGGGTTTCTTGACCTCCCATTGCGGACCATCTGACGGATGAAGTCATCCCTCATCTTCGGCCCATCGTCGCCTGCGCCGTGGCCGGTCCAATCTGCTTGAGGCAACGTAGTTGACGGGTTGCTCTGCGCCCCGCTATTGAACAATTGAACAAACATTTGCTCTCTAGGATTGAGGGGTTGAGGCCTCGCGCCAGACCCGCTCAAACTTTCCTTCCGCTCCTGAAGAAGGGCCTTCTCCCTTTCGGTAATATGCGCTAGACCACCTCCCTGGCTTGGGTGATCTGGACCCACCCCCTGGTTTTCAAGCATTTTCGCAGCGCCCATGTTTCGAGCCACCTTGGCAGGAACGGAGGGGTTGATGTGCTGGTTCACCATAGACGTAATAAACGCATCAGCCTCGTCCTGTCCGGGGTTATTTTCGTCGAGTTTCTTTGCCGACTGATAGATCTTGCCTATCAAAGAGGGGTCGCCTTTGAGAATATCGCCAAATTGTGCCATTAGAATGTATACTCAAATTGGTCTATAAGTTTTTCGTTTAGTTGCTCTACACGTCTTTTGGTCTGCTCTGTGTAGTAATCTCTGTAATGTACGTGAGGAGAAGAATTCATGTGCGGGATATATAATCTCTTACCCGTCAATTTCAAAATATCACTAGACAATTCCCCCAACTCGTCAATCTTGTAAATTCTGTTAATCGGGTAATTTAACCAGTCCAATTGCCCTACTTTTCCTATGGGCATTCCCGTCTGAGGCGTGTAGTGAGACCAGTCAAATTCGTCCAGGAAATAAGCCAGCCCTCCATTAGCAAGTCGCTCAAATCTGTAGGCCCAATCATCGCCCGTCAAATCCTTCCATCGCTTGTCAAGGACAAGCCACTCAGGGGAATCTTTTAAAAACGAATAAAAGGAAACGGTCCATTCCCAAGGGTTCCTAACAATGGAGAATGAGTAGAACTTATCCCACCTGTTATGGCCGACAATTTCCCTGAATTCCCTTGCCGGAATGTGCATTCTTGGAAAATCAAAGTGATTGTCCCTGGAAATGCTTTTTAAACCCGCCCTTAGAGACATTCCCGCAGTTTTAGGTATGTGTAAAAACAGAAGCCCTAAATCGTGTGCGACAAACATACCGTCTCCATTTGATCCCCCACCACTCAAATAGAGTGAGATCTGGTATCCTTACCCAGTCTATCGTCCGTTCTCCACGGTCATTCACTGAATAAATCCGTCCTGTCTGGCAAGGTCAGGAGGAATTCCTGGATCGTTTTGCGTTCCCACAACCTGGCCACTTCCTCCATCGAGCGCTTGTCCCCCCAATCCCGCCATGGGAACTTCGTCTGTAAGACCTGGAGAACCCATTTGGTTTCCTCCTGGCGAAGCCAGTCCCTGATTATTCCCCGCTGCATTAAATCTCCTATGTGCTTCTATATGAGACTGCAAAAGCATTCGCCCCAAACCAGTCAATCGTCCTTCGTCCATTTGTTGAATGTGGACCTGTAAATGCAAATTGTGGTCTTGATCCTGATGCGCCATTGGAACCATAGGGGCGTCCTGAAGTGCCATCTGGTTTTCCACATTTGGATCGTCCACGCGCCCGATTTGAGAGGCAGGATTCGGCAGACGTGCATCTATATCATCAGCCTCTATCGCCTCTAGGTAGGTTCTGGTTGTGTTATAAATGTGCATGGGCGAGTTCATCACCAACGGGTTTTGCATCAAAAGCCCGTACTCCATTTGAGCTCTTTGAAGCTTTTGTTGCTGGGTCGCCTGCTTGGGGTCTGCAATGGGACGAACTTGAAAGTCGGGCGCGTAGTCCTCACGGGACGCCTGCATCCCCTGCTCGCCCTCTGGAACGTCAAGGGCCGTAAAATATTCCTGCGGGTCCATGTGCTTAAAGTTTAGGCGGTAGATAATTCCCAGTTCGTGAGACCAAGCCTCAAGCAGACCGTCGTAGATATCTGAAAAAACCTCCAACCCTTGTTCGATAAGCGCCATGACGGTAGTCGGCTGCATCACCTTTTCCGTTTGGCCCGTAATGGCTTCCGTGGAAGACCCCAACCTGTCTCCTCGCGCAAGGAGAAGCTGAAGCATCGAAATCAAGGCTTGGCCGGGGCCGGGGAACCTAAACTGAAAAATCCCCTTGGACATTTCGTCCGCCGTTGCCGATATCTTTTTAAATTTACCCAATACCATTTCGACAACGCCGCCTTCAGGGCCGCCGCCGACTTGTTCTGATATAAAGCCAGAATGGTTACCCGCATTAGCAAGCGTTCCCGCATCGGTAATTTGGCGCGTAAGCTTGTTAACGGAAGCATTGATCTGAGCCAATAGGTGGCCCTGCCCCAGACCGTAAAAGCCGTCTGGGTTCTCCATGAAGCAGTAATGAGTGAGGCAGTTCACGGGTGCCAGGTAATCTGGGTCTTCGTCAGTAACAACGTTGCCGAAATTATCGACAGGGTTACCCGCCTCATCCGTCGCCCACCCTATCTGCACTCTAAGGACGTTACCCGATCCTGCATCGACGGTAACCGTGTACGGTTCCGGGTAGCCATCGTCGTCAAGATCGAAATACATGAATTGCTCAAGAACCAAGCCCATGCCGGATTCGGTAACCGCCGGCTGAAACCCCGTAGATTCATCGTGGGCCTCATCTTGGGGCTTTCTGTCGTCGCCCTTTTCGTATGGCTCTATCTGGTCTACAAAATAACCCATGCGCTCAAGTAACTGGGAGCGCTCAATCGTCATGGGTATTCTATGGGTCCACCGGGAAAGCTCCTCGACTTCCCTTGGCCCACTTCCGTACGGAACCACGATATCAAGGGCACGCACGTTATCGACGCGGTTGTTTTTCCTAATCGGGTCGTAGTACGTTTTTGTAAAAAAAGACCCGTGCAATGCGAGCGACCGCAATAAACGCTTTTTGTTGCGCTTATAATTGGGCATCTTGTAGAGAATCTGCCAGCGCATATGCGTGGCTACCCTATTCCCGCGCTGCCTCGAATGGGGGTCAGGCGCACCAATCGGGACTGCGGACAGGAGCTTTCCAGTCGGAAAGATAGCCTTGTAGGAGCGTGCGGAAAATTGGGTGACGGCCTCAGCCAAAACAGGTATCGATTCATTCGATGAGCCGGTCCACGGTGGGTTGACGGGCTTGTCGGTCTGGAAATACATACGCAGCCACTCTGCGTGCATAATCTCCCATTGTTGCCGTGAATCTAAATCGGTTTTATAATTCTCAATAACAAGATCGCCGATTTTTGAGAGTTCATCCGCGCCGTCCTTTCTTTTAAGAAGGTCCGGTACGAGGTTACGAACTTCCGGGTGCTGGTATGTTTCCGGCACTTAACGCATCCTTGTAGCTTGGTAGAATTTCTCTAGTCGCGTTCCAATAGTGGGGTACGATCCCCGGCCCGTATGCCTCAATATGAACGTCCTCCATGTGGTTCATCAGATTTTTAAAATCCTGAACCTGGGCAACTTTTTCAGCATCAGTATGAAATTCGCGGCCCTCCACATTAACCGTCATGTATTGGGTGTTTTTGAATGCGTTTTCCGCGCCCTCTTCGACGGTGTCATAGCAAAGGTCATAGGCAAAAAGTTTGAAACGTCTAAATCCCAAGACCCTAAGAACTGAGATTCCCCGAAGTGCAGTCGAGCATCCCCCCGAAACCATGAATGTGCCCTGGTTGCCCCCGAAATGGTTTCTGAGGGTTTCGTCTTCTCCCGCCCCGACGTGCGCGTGGTAGATCCAGTAGTTGAGGCCATTATTTTTCAGCAACTCCATTGTAGAAGGGTGAGACATGGAAGATACGAAATAAAGAAGCTCCGTGTCTTCCGTATCTACAAAATCAGCGACATGACTTCTCGGGTCTAAAAGGATACAGGCCCAAGGCTTAATCCCGTAAGCCCTCAACGTCCCAACCGCGTGCTTCACCGCGACTACTTTATGATTGGGCTTTTCGGCTAATTCCGCAATTTGCGGAAGGTATTCATGTAGCGACGGGCCTGCCGACACCATGATTATAACCTCATCCATCGACGGGGCACATTTAAGCAAGTACCTGTCGGGATCGGCTAATTCTGCGGTGTATGCTACATGCGCCCGGATGCTATTGTCAGGGACGCAATTTTTTGTCTTAACAAGAAGCTGTTGTCCCTCCAACGTCGCTACCGACTTGTTCCCAGCAAGTTCCCTGTCGGACGCATACCCCGGAGGTAGGTTGTCCAGAGCCTTCCCCTGTTTTCTCAACTCCCCCTTGGCGTGTCTAAGCTTTGTGCCAAGATAGGAATCATCGAAAACGTGCATCCCGGCAATCCCAGAGGAAATATTAAACCACCACCCCCTCCTGAGAGTGTCGAACACAAATGAATCGTGCCACTCCTTTAACCTAAAAAGCTCTCCAGAACTATAGACTTCCCGCATTCCCTGTAGTAATCCGCTCGCTCCCTCGTCCATATTGAAGGACACAAAGCCGCATTCTGAGTGATGCCAGTCCGTTCGTCCAAGGTACGATCCGATAAAGCCTGCGGGGCAGACCTCGTCAAGCCATTCTTCGCTGACGGTAGAAAAGGTTTCAATATCGGCGTCGAGCCAGATCCATACATCTGACTGGTCAAGTCGTTTGGGGTCCGTGAGGGCGAAGACCTTGTGGCAAAATTTCGTGGCGTTGTATCGGTAATCCTTGTCAACCTTGTCTCCATATTCTTTGAGAAAAATAGCGCGGTCACGATCTTGATTTAAATCGTGCCAAACTATCAAGTCGCTATCCTTAGAGGGGAAATCCGTCCCCTCCCAGTAGACGTGGATGGGTATATCCCAGAACTCAATGTACGTGTCAAGGAACTTCTCTCCGTACTGCTCGTAATTGGCCTGGGACATTGTTGTTACAGCGGCGTAGCTCATACCTCAAACCCCACAGCGGGGATCTCGCCTATAATGTTTATATATCGTCTCAAATTCTTAGTCGGGGAACGCGGTGATACACCATGGACAGCGTTTAACCCGTTCCAAAAGAATATAGCTTCGCCGGCCTCATATGGAACTTCCCCCACTTTTTCCACAGCCGTAAGCGGGATTTCCAATTTCTTTTCCATGGAAGCGCGGCCACGAAATTTATGGTCGCCCTTCCACTTGAAGAGTTCCAAAGAACCGCCCGCATCATCCCCTTCGACCGGAAAGTAGACTAACCCCGCGTAGATCTCTCGCGGGTCATCGATATGAGGCCCCCGGACGCGGGATTTTTTGGTGACGGGCGTATTGATAGCGGCCTGAACGTCAAGTTGGAACGGGCCTCTAGAGTAGCCGCGTATCCCGGCTTCCGCATCAAAACGCTTGGCCGGGTGATCTTTTGGAATGTGCGGAGCAAACGCCTGAAGAATTCTTTGCAAAAACGTCGAAGACGTGAAGTAACCGGCAAAGTCTTCCCACACTTGGGACACTCTGCGTTCAGCGAGTAGCTGGCCTGCGGAGTACTGGTGCAACAGGTTTTGCCCTTTTTGCCCGGTATACTTGACATCTACAGGCCAATCCTTTTCAAGTGCCGTATATAATTCTGGCTGCATTTTCGTTCGGAAGTGAAGAAACGGCTCGGTCTGCACATCCGCGCCCTCAAACGCGGCGTCCATTGGAAAATAAAAGTCATATTTGCTTTGAGTCGGGTACTTAAATGGCTCGTCTTCCGTTTTTTTGAGTACCGCAACAAAAAGTACGTTGAAATTGCATTCAGAGCCTTCAGGGAGAAACCCGTCTGGGCCACTCTTCGTTTCCTGGATACCAACCTTTGACCGCTCCGTGTCATTCCTATCGGTGGCGTAGGCAGCGACAATTTCATATCCGTTGGCTCTTGCGAGATCGTGAAACAGTACCGGGTGGAAATTGTATAACCCGTGGTTTCTCCAATTGATCCAAGGGACAAGATGGAGAATATGCCCACCCTTTTTTGTAGAATCATGTATGGTTTTAAATACCGCAGCGGGATTGAAAATATGTTCGAGTGTTCCATTATTAACAACAAGGTCGTATGGCCCCAAGGCCATTGCCGTATTAAGGTCCGCCCTAATCGTACTTTCATCGTTAAAATCCACGGCGTCGTATTTTGAGGCCCCCATGAACTTATACAGTCCAGGAACGGTTGTAAAATTTTCCCGTTCCTCAGAGGCCTTGAGATTAGCCGTCAAGGTCTGAGATCCAATATCCAAGACCGTAAAATTATCAGGCATCAGCTTGCCTACAGTCAAGGCCGCTTTTACACATGCCGGATTATACGTCATTCGTTTCCCCCAAACATTAGTTTAATTTAATAAACAATCCCACTTTTTCTTTCTGCCCACCGTATTTCCTCTTGCGAGGCGTATGCCCACCACTCATCCCCAAACTCCGTCATGTTGACCATGTCTGGAGTCCCCAACGTGTAGTGAACCAATTTAGGCTCCACAGAATCAGGATCACTATACCCGACAAGATAATTCCACTCTGAGGGGAGAGGCCCAATATCCTCGTCGTCAAGCCACGCCAAAGAATGGAGATAAGAACCAGTTTGTGAATTAACCAAATACCTAGTAATCCCACCGCGCTTATCCTTTTCACTTACCCGACGTGGCATGGGCGTACACATTCTTGGGTCCATCAACATTACCGAAGACCAATTTTTTCGGCCGTGCGTGTTCGGGGTTTGAATCACCCCGTCCATTTTTGTAGTTTCTGAAACTGTTTGGTTGTGCTGCACACACATCAAATCGTATTTAGAATCCCATAATTTGAATAACTCTCCAACGTCCGCACGAAACATAACGTCAGGGTCGCAAAACAAGACCGTATCGTATATTCCCTCTAGGTCACAAACTAAAGGAACGCAGAAACGTGTAAAACTGAATTGGGTTGAAAATGGCTTACCGTCCCTGTCGTCAAACATCTGCCCCGTTTTATCCACTCGGTAAGAGCGGTAGTAATGGCCGCTCTGGCGCAGTTGGGTATCGATCAGAGGGTGTATCTCAACGTCTATTTCACAGTGCTTTAATAAGCTACGCTCTGCAATTTTATAGGCTAAGTCGTCTCTAGGGTCATACCCTATAAACACATGTTTCGTAGTCAATTTCCCCCCTTCGCAGTTCCTTCAACGTAAACTGCCTGTAGCAAAGTTCAAATAGCCACGGTTCGCGGTCAGGCCAGGACGGAGATTCAATATTCTCAAATGTCCATGAAACAGAATTTGCTACAGATTCCCCCAAGGTAATACACGGTACACCCATAAGAAGAGCGTCTACGGCGACATTAGAAGAATGCGTAACAATACAATGGGCGTTTTTTAGATCTTCCTGGATAGGTGTTTTGTTTTGCTTAGGGCGAACAAACACATTGCGGTCAGTGTGTTTTTGAAGACGAGATATAACGTTTTCCAGCCAAATATCGGCATCAAATCCATAAAAGTCAGCGGTCGCCCCCGTAAGTGGGATAACAAGTATATCTTTCCCAGTTCTTCGCCAAGGCCGGCATTCACGATGTAGGTTTTCCCATCGATCTGATGGATATTGCCTAGTTGTTCGAAAGGATGCTTGCCGCCCATTGCATGTCGCCCTGTAATACCCGTCGTAATGCGAGTGGTTTATATAACCGTGATCAAGAGCTATGTAAGGGTTCCCAATCTGCTCGCATTGTTTAATAATCTCCTTACATCCCCGGAGAACCCCGTATAAGGCAGCGGTGCCCTCGTAAAGCCTCAAAGGAGGTAAGACCTGGCCTTTACACCCCTCCGCAAATGCAGCCATTATGGTGCGAGATATAGGGTGTTCCGTCGCGTAACAAACTATATTCAATGTTTCCCCCACTTCTGGATTATTTCATCCAGTTCTTTATGTTCTTTATCTCGTCGCGTACGGGTCTTCGGTTGTTCCACGCGCTTGTTGGATTTCGGCGTAATTTTCTGTCCAATAACGGTCTTCCTCCGTCACTACATAGGGCCGAGAGGCGCAAGCATAAGCGACCTCATCGTAAACGTGGTCCTCAAGTCCCGAATCTGGCCCCTTTTCGGGGTCTAAGTGATCCAGAGTAAGTTGCGGAACCGTTCTCCAAAAGTGGGTGCAATCTTCTGTAAAAAAGAGCATTGGGTATTCGTACTCATCACCCTCATCTAAAAAATCAGGGTTTCCGGCCAGCCTTGATATGATCTCGTTGTAATTACCCTTACGGTTTTTACGGCTTTGCCGCATTATCATGCGAGGGTCTGTACGCCGCATATTCTCTTGAACTGAGACACCGTCCCTCTGAGCCCACATCTCCGTATCACCCACACGGTAATCCATCCGGTCGCCGGCCTTCTGTTCCTGGTCAATTATTCCACGGGCAACTTTTTGAGAGGGAAAACGGCAACCCTTGTTTGGTCTTCCTCGTCCAGTAGCATTAGGCGGGCCATCCCACCCGTACCATTCTCTGTAACGGATAACCGCACCTTTCGGTAACCAGGTACTTTTATATCCACGTCCTGGGGAGAGTTCCGCGCCTTCAGAAACACAGTACCATCCAACAGAAAAAGGGCTCGCGGTCCCCCAATCGATGACTTGGAATCTTGTCCAATGGGCTGGGGGCTTGAAGCTTCTAAGCTTGTGTCTAGCGGCGTCGAGATTGTGAATCGCTTTTCCGACAACGGCATCCCAGTCCCCCTTCATCAAGGCATCACGAAGCTCTGGCGCGAGGTGTGTAAATTGTCCCTCGTACTCTTCTTCTAAATATTTGTTATCAGCCATCCCCGCTGGAATATAGATTGTCGGGTGCCCAGCGTATCCCTTCCGCTCTATGGATGTCGTAGCGTCTGCAAAAATGGTTTCCGCCGGAGCCGGATCGATAAAGTTAAACCGAAGAAAATCATGCCCTGGACCGCCAGGGTTGGATGTAAATACAATGCGCGGGAAGGTTTTTTTATAATACTCTTCAGGGGTCCAGTCCCCCAAGCGACACCGGGTCCGCAAGTAAGCTAACTGGCTTTCAGTTAAGTGGGCGGCCTCGTCAACGCCTAGATAGTGTATTTCCGCCCCCTGATATCTAAGGACATCATCTTCTTTCTCGCAGTAACAACAGTTTATTGCAGATCCGTTAGGAAACTCAAACCGCTTTTGGTCTGCGTTGTATTTATAAAATTCGGAAGGCACCTCTATCTTAAACTTATTTATGTGGTTCTTCTGTAGTTCAGGATAGGTACGGCGGAAAAGATAACATTCGAGTCCAGGGTTGTTAAGGCACAGGATGACCATATCCATTCGTAGGAAACGGGATTTCCCGCCACCCGCCGATCCTCCGTATAGCATCTGTCGAACGG